CAGGGGGTTGACAGACCCCCTTTTTTATGTCATACTATATTTGTTGGACGCAACATGGGAGTGACTGAATAAACTTACTGGCAACCGCTGGTTAAGGTGATGAGACACAGGTGGTGCTGCTGCAGCGATGCAGAACCGATCAACCAATCGGGTCTCAGGCAAGGACGTTTTTACACTGTAGTAATGCTCGTTCTTTGTTGGTACACAGGAACCCAACCTCCCTCCTTTTTTAGACCTAAGATGCAGCTGATAAGTGGGGCAGATGGTCTTTTCATGCGGGTGTCGTATAAAAGTATTACGACAGGTTTCCAACTTGTAAACGGTGGTGCAATACCATCCATCCGCTTTCTAAAATATATAAGATGACCGTTAAACTTGTTCTATTAAAATCTAACGAAGAAGTTATAGCAGATGTAAAAGAACTTGTAGATGAGAATGACAAACCTATCTTTGTAGTTCTTGAAAATGCTTATTGTTGTAAGTTGGTTGAAGCTCCTGTCATGTTGACAGAGGGTAAAGAAGAGAAAGAAACACAGTATAGTGTACAGTATTATCCCTTCATGCCTCTATCTGATGAGAGAAAGATATCAATTGATCCTAGTTGGGTTGTTGCAATAGTAGAACCAAAACCTATGGTAAAACAATCCTATGAGGCAAAAATGAATGGAACAGGAAATTAAAATAATTGTATTGGTAAATGGCGATTTAATAATATCTGCGGTAGAAGAAATTGCAGCCTTAGATATCGGTGATCCTAATTGTAAAATGATATCACCATACAAGATCGTAGGTGAAGAAATGACACCTTGGTTAGGAAATGTAACTGATGATGTTGACATTATGATATGTTCTGATAAGATATTGTCATTGGTTGAACCACATAAATCACTAGTGGATTCATATTTGAAATTAGCTACTAAAGAATGAAGTTTTATACAAATGTTTTCCAGATCGGCAACAGTATGTTGGTCAGAGGTTATGACAATGGAAGACATTTTGAGGATAGACAAGAGTTTCATCCAACATTCTATGTGCCAACAAAGAGAAGAAGTAAATGGAAAACACTTGATGGTCAACCAGTAGAACCTGTAAAACCAGGCACCATAAAAGATTGTAGAGAGTTTATTGATAAGTATTCACAAGTTCAAAACTTCAACATATATGGCAATGAAAGATATGTACATCAATATATCTCCGAGAACTACCCAGAGAATGAGATCAAGTTTGATCTGAACAAAATTAATTTGATCACGATTGACATCGAGGTTGCTGCAGAGAGTGGTTTCCCCGATGTCTTTAATGTTGCAGAGGAATTGTTACTAATTACAATTCAAGATTATAATACTAAAAAGATTATTACTTTTGGGTCTAGACCATATACTACAAACCCAAATAGAAAAGATTATCGTTATATTGATTGCCATAATGAAGAAGGATTGATCACTACATTCGTAGACTGGTGGCAGAAACATACGCCTGAAGTTATCACAGGGTGGAACTGTGAGTTGTATGATATACCATATCTTCTAGGTAGGATGGAAAGGATTATGGGAGAGAAGTATGCAAAGAGGATGTCTCCTTGGGGTATTGTAAGAAAGAATGAAATTCATATTCAAGGTAGAGCTAACATTGTATATGATCTTGCAGGCATTTCTGTAATTGATTACTTGGATCTGTACAAGAAATCCCCTGCAACTTCAAACCAAGAGAGTTTTAAGTTAGATCATATTGCTATGATGGAACTTGGACAAAAGAAATTAGACCACAGTGAGTTTGATACATTCCGTGAGTTCTATACAAAGAACTGGCAAAAGTTTGTTGACTATAACATCGTTGACGTTGAACTGGTAGACCGTCTTGAGGATAAGTTAAAACTGATTGATCTATGTTGCACTCGTGCCTATGATGCAAAGATAAACTTCACTGATGTTGCGTTTCAAGTTCGTACATGGGATGCCATCATATACAATTATCTAAAGAAAAAGAATATTGTTATCCCACAGAAGGATCGTAATAAGAAAGATGAGAAGTATGCTGGTGCATATGTAAAAGATCCTAAGCCTGGTAGGTATGAGTGGGTGGTATCTTTTGATTTGAACTCACTATATCCACACTTGATTATGCAATATAATATCTCACCAGAGACATTGCAAGAGAAGAAACATCCTAGTACTAGTGTGGAAAGAATGTTATCTCAAGAAGACACATTTGAATTGTATAAGGACTTTGCTGTCTGTGCTAATGGTGCAATGTACAGTAAAGAGAAGAAAGGATTCTTACCTGAGTTGATGGAGAAGATGTATAACGAACGTGTCATCTTCAAGAAAAGAATGATCAAGGCAAAGAAATCATATGAAAAGACACCAACAAAAGATCTCGAAAAAGAAATCGCAAGATGTAACAATGTCCAGATGTCTAAGAAGATTGCTCTCAACTCTGCCTATGGTGCGATTGGTAATCAATACTTCCGCTATTATAAACTAGCGAACGCAGAAGCAATCACACTGTCAGGACAAGTATCAATACGGTGGATTGAAAATAAAATCAATCAAAAGATGAACACTATTCTAAAAACGGAGGGTAAAGATTATGTTATTGCTAGTGATACTGATTCTATCTATTTGCATATGGGTGATCTGGTCGAAGCTGTATACAAAGGGAGAGAAAAAACTACTGAGGGCATTGTCACGTTCCTTAACAAGGTCTGTGAAATGGAACTTGAGCCTTATATTGAAAGTTCTTACCAAGAATTGGCAGACTACGTTAACGCCTACGATCAAAAGATGATCATGAAGCGAGAGAATATCGCTTCAACTGGTATATGGACAGCAAAGAAAAGATATATTCTAAATGTATGGGATAGTGAGGGAGTTAGATATGAAGATGCAAAGTTAAAAATCATGGGTATTGAAGCCATCAAGACTTCAACCCCTGCACCATGTAGAACAATGTTGAAAGATGCTTTTAAAATATTGATGAATGGTACAGAAGAAGAGTGTATTAATTATATTGAAAAGTGTAGAAAGGAATTCAAATCATTACCTCCAGAAGAAGTTGCATTTCCTCGAAGTGTCTCTAACGTAGAGAAGTGGAAGTCATCTTCCGACATGTATAACAAAGGTTGTCCTATTCATGTTCGTGGTGCAATCCTGTATAACCATTGGACAGCGAAGAAAAAGATAGACCACAAGTATGCTACTATCAATAATGGTGAGAAGATTAAATTCTGTTATCTCAAGACACCTAACTGGATGCACGAGAACGTAATATCTTTTATTCAAGACTTTCCTACAGAACTTGACCTAGATAAACATGTGGACTACGACTTACAGTTTAGTAAGGCGTTTCTAGAACCTGTGAAGGTTATCCTCGATTGCATTGGTTGGGAGACCGAACGCAAGAATACACTTGAATCCTTCTTCTCATGACACGTTACATTGTATGCTGGACAGATAACGGCATATTTTCAGATAAACAAATGAAAGTCTTTGATGGTAGAGATCCTGCCAACTGGTTTGCACAAAGTATACAAAAGCAGTATAATGATGTTAAAGTATACTTAGCAAGAAAAGGAGAGTTTGATGACTAAGAAGAGAATACTTACTCTAGTCACAGGCGGTTTTGATCCTCTTCATAGTGGCCACATTGCTTACTTCGAGCAAGCGAAAGATCTTACCAACTACTTAGTAGTTGGATTGAATACTGAAGAATGGTTGACTAACAAGAAGGGTCAATACTTTATGTCATGGAAAGAACGTGCAGAGATCATTCGTCACTTAGATGTGGTTGATGCTGTGATTACAGTAGAGGATGATGAACATGGTTCTGCCTGTCATGCAATTGAAAGATGTTTGGAGATCGCACAAACTGTTGTCTTCGCCAATGGAGGTGATCGTGGTAAAGGTAATACACCAGAGATGGATAAGTTTGGTGATGACCCTAGAGTAGAAATGGAGTTTGGTGTAGGCGGTACAGACAAAAAGAATAGTAGTTCATGGCTTTTACATAACTACTTTGAAAGACAAAGAAAGATTGTAGGTATCTAATGTATCACAATAACTTTTTTAGCGAGGAACAATGGGAATGTATTAGAGTATGTGTAGCAAATGCACCCATACCTTATGACATTACAAAGAAAAAGATTCCTGCCGAAATCCTAGAAAAGATAGGACAACCACAGAGAGTGCAACATGAAGGTGAAACTCTAGTTAAAATAGATTTGGGAGTTTATCAATGAACAACATTGGATTGGAAGTAGTATTCTGGACTATACTATCAGTATACTTATTGGCAAAGGTTGGAGTGTTCAAGAAATGAATTGTTGGCACTGCAACACTGAACTGATATGGGGAGGTGATAATGAATGTGAGTATGCAGAGGAGTATAGTTTCGTAACTAATCTCCATTGCCCTAAGTGTGAATCTTATGTAGAAGTTTATTATCCAAAGAGAGATGAGTGAAGTATCTTGGGAAGCATTTCAAGTACCAAATATACCATTATATAAAACTAAACTTAGTGATGATATGATGGACTATCTTTGGTCTTGCATAAAGCAAGCTGAAGATGACAATGTTGATAACAGTAACGATTACAGTTATCGACTTGCTGGTAATATATCTGGTAGTCTAGGATTGAAAGACCCCAATCATAAATTCAGAAATGAAGTTGTAGGTCCCTTAACTCAACAGATCTTGGATGCAGATCCCAAGAACTTTTTCCCCCCAATAGATCTAGATCCTAGATTAGATCTAAAATATAAACCAGAACTAAGAATGAATTGGTGGGTAAACTATCAATACCAGACAGAGTTCAACCCAGAACATGCTCACACAGGTATTACATCATTCGTAATCTGGATGAAGATCCCCACTCATTATAAAGATCAACATAATCTTGACTTTCATTCAAATGCTGCATCGGATTTTCAATTCACATACAACAACATACTAGGTGGCACAGTAGAGTATCCAATCTTTATGAGCCCAGAAATGGAAGGAACTATAATGTTATTTCCCTCCACCCTACATCATCAAGTGTACCCATTCTACAATACAGACGAACCAAGAATATCAATTAGTGGTAATTTGTTGTGGAGTGTGGTAGAATTATAACAAGTTTAGATCATTATGGATTTTTTAAAAGAAATAGTAAAGGAGATAGGAGATGAGTACACCCAACTCGCCTCAGAAACAGAACAGATTGAAAGATTTGTTGACACAGGTTCGTATATTTTCAACGGCCTTGTATCAGGCAGTATATTTGGCGGTGTATCTAGGAATAAAATTACTGCAATTGCTGGTGAGAGCTCTACTGGAAAGACTTTTTTCTCCCTCGCAGTGGTTAAGAACTTCCTTGATACTAATCCTGATGGGTATTGCTTATATTTTGATACAGAAGCCGCCGTTAATCGTGGACTACTGGAATCGAGAGGTATCGATCTTGAAAGACTTGTCGTTGTTAATGTGGTAACAATTGAAGAGTTTAGATCAAAAGCATTGAAAGCCGTTGATATATACCTTAAAACAGATGAATCAAGTCGCAAACCATGTATGTTTGTTCTAGATTCTCTTGGTATGCTTTCAACTGAGAAAGAGATCAGAGACGCATTGGATGAAAAACAAGTAAGAGATATGACTAAATCTCAACTTGTCAAGGGTGCGTTTCGTATGTTAACTCTTAAACTTGGACAAGCAAGTATTCCCCTCATAGTCACCAATCATACTTATGATGTCATCGGTTCTTACGTCCCTACAAAAGAGATGGGTGGAGGTAGCGGCCTCAAGTACGCAGCAAGTACGATCATATATCTCACTAAAGCTAAAGAGAAAGATGGAACGGAAGTCGTTGGAAATATTATCAAGGCAAAGACTCATAAATCACGTTTGAGTAAAGAGAACAAAACTGTTAAGATCAGACTCTACTATGATGAACGTGGATTGGATAGATACTATGGACTACTTGAACTAGGAGAACTTGGCGGACTCTGGAAAAACGTTGCAGGCAGATACGAAGTCAACGGCAAAAAAGTATACGGAAAACAAATTCTTGCAAACCCTCAAGAGTATTTTACAGACGAGGTTATGGCGAGGTTGGAAGAGATCGCCAGAGAAGAATTTAGTTATGGATAAGTTCATTAGAACGTATCCTATGTTTACTCCTGATGTATGTAAGACTTTAATCGATACTTACAACTCTTCTAAGAGTAAAGAGAGAATAGAAAATTTCCTTACACCACAGTTCACTCAAGTAAATTTGAATGAATTAAATGATAAGGGATATCAGAAATTTACACAACTTCTTTGTTATAAGATACTAGAGATAGTAAAAGAGTATAAGAAAGATTTGCCAGAATATGCTGAGTGGTTTCCAGAGAGAGTATTCTTTGAGGAACTAAGAATTAAAAAATATGAACCAGGCACAAAAGATCAGTTTGCTTTGCATACTGACGTTCAAGATCATCAGAGTGCAAAGAGATATCTTGCTTTCTTAATCTATCTCAATGATGATTTTAAGGGAGGGGAGACTACATTTCCTTACAATAAATTGACAATCAAGCCAGAAACTGGTAAAGTATTAGTGTTCCCACCGACATGGCAGTATCCTCACATAGGGATGCCTGTCAAATCAGGAAACCCAAAATATATTATGAGCACCTATCTCCACTATCAATGATAGAATCAATTGAAAATACAATTATCAAGAATCTTATCCGCAATGAGGATTACACTAGGAAAGTTCTACCATTCCTAAAACCTGATTACTTTGACAAAACAACAGAGAAGATTATATTTGAAGAGTCTGCTAAGTTTATTATAGAATATGATAAGTGCCCTACAGTAGAAATACTTTCAATTGAATGTGAGAAGAGAAAGGATATAAATGATGATACTTACAAAGAGATTCTAACGTATCTTAAAGATACAAGTGAAACAGAATTTACTGTAGATGATTGGCTTATAGATACTACAGAGAAGTGGTGTAAAGAAAGAGCAATCTACCTTGCACTTGTAGAGAGTATCTCTATTGCAGATGGACATGACATCAAGAAAGGTGTAGATGCCATCCCTGCCATCTTATCTGATGCACTAGCAGTAGGATTTGATAATCATGTTGGCCATGACTACCTAGAAGATTACAGTGAAAGATTTGACTTCTATCACAGAAAAGAAGATCGAGTTCAATTCGACCTCGATTTTTTCAATAAGATTACGAAGGGCGGCCTTCCAAACAAAACACTTAATATTGCTCTCGCTGGCACTGGTGTTGGTAAGTCTTTGTTTATGTGTCATGTCGCAAGTAGTGTTCTACTCCAAGGCAAGAATGTATTATACATCACGCTTGAGATGGCTGAGGAGAAGATTGCTGAAAGAATTGATGCTAATCTTCTAAATATAGGAGTCCAACAGTTGACAGATATTCCTCGTCAAATGTTCGAGAACAAGGTAACTAAGTTATCTGAGAAAACACAGGGTGCTCTCATCATTAAAGAATACCCTACTGCCTCTGCACACTCAGGACACTTCAAAGGTTTGTTGAATGAACTTGCATTAAAGAAATCATTCAAACCAGATATTATATTCATTGACTATCTAAACATATGTGCTTCATCACGTTACAGGGCTGGATCAAATGTTAATTCGTATTCCTATATTAAGGCGATTGCTGAAGAGCTCCGTGGTCTTGCAGTGGAAACTAATGTACCTATCGTCTCCGCCACTCAGACGACTCGTTCTGGTTTTAGTAGTAGTGATGTTGACCTTACTGATACGTCAGAATCCTTTGGTCTCCCTGCCACTGCTGATCTTATGTTCGCTCT